TATGGTTAATGTTATTTCATAAAGATAAGAATGTCTTGGCATTAGCTACAACACAAGCAACTGCACGTAACTTAGTAACCAAAGTAACATTCATGTATGATGAGTTACCAAGATGGTTAAAGTTACCAGCAGTAGAAAAGAACAAATTATCACTTAGGTTAAAAAACGGATCTAAAGTACAAGCTAAATCATCCTCACCTGATGCAGCTCGATCAGAAGCAGTATCGTTACTCCTTATGGATGAAGCAGCCTTTATAGAGAATGTAGATGAAACCTTTACAGCTGCTCAACAAACCTTAGCAACGGGTGGACAATGTATGGCACTGTCTACTCCTAATGGTATAGGTAACTGGTTCCACCAAACATGGGAAAGAGCTGAAACAGGAGAAAATTCATTCATACCAGTAAGACTCCCTTGGTCTGTGCATCCTGAAAGAGATCAAGCTTGGAGAGATATACAAGATCAAGATTTAGGACCTAAGATGGCAGGACAGGAATGTGACTGTGACTTTTTAGCTTCTGGTGATACCGTATTTGAAACTGATGATATGGCTTTCTATGAAGAAACGTACCAAAGAGAACCTTTAGAAAGAAGAGGAGTAGATAGCAATCTATGGGTATGGGAAGGAGTAGACTATACTAAATCGTATATGGTCGTAGCAGACGTTGCTCGAGGTGATGCAACTGACTATTCTGCCTTTCACATATTCGATGTAGATAATGCAGTACAGGTAGCTGAATATAAAGGCAAAATCTCACCAAAAGAATTTGGTAATATGCTAGTTGGAATAGCATCAGAGTATAATGATGCACTATTAGTATGTGAAAACGCTAATATAGGATGGGCTACTATAGAACAAATACTTGAAAGAGAATATAAGAACATGTACTATAGCTCTACAAACAATATGGAGACTGTAGAGTCTTACATGAGTAAGTTTGAAAGAGATAAATTAGTACCTGGCTTTACAATGTCAGCCAAAACAAGACCATTGGTTATTGCTAAGATGATAGAGTATATCAGAGACCACTCAGTCACACTACAGTCCAAAAGACTTATGGGTGAGATGAGAGTATTCGTATGGAAAAACGGCAAAGCACAAGCACAAACAAGATATAACGATGATTTAATAATATCTTGTGCAACAGCACTTTACGTAAGAGATACAGCATTAAGAATGAGACAACAGGGTATGGACCTAACTAGAGCTCAACTTTCTTCATTTACCAATCTAAACAAACGTAATCAAGCAGTCATAAGTACAGTTGGTAACATGCAAGATAATCCGTATCTTATGGAGACACCCGGTGGTCAAGAAGACATTTCTTGGTTACTTAAATAATACTATTTATAATAAAACCTAAACTAATGGCAGATACTTCCTTATTTGGACGTTTAAGAAGACTTTTTTCAAATGACGTTGTAATACGTAACATAGGAGGGGATCAATTAAAAATTGCAGACGTTAATAAAATACAAACGTCAGGACGATATGAGACTAATTCTCTTATTGATAGATTTTCTAGATTGTACATTCCTAACTCACGTAATCAATATAATCCACAATTAAACTACCAAACATTACGTCTCCAGCTTTATAGTGATTACGAAGCAATGGATACTGATTCTATTCTAGCATCCGCCTTAGATATATTAGCTGACGAAGCTACAGTAAAAAATGATCAAGGAGATGTTTTAACTATAAAATCTTCTGACGAAAATATACAGAGAGTACTTCATAACCTCTTTTACGATGTATTAAATATAGAATTTAACTTATGGTCTTGGACACGTAATATGTGTAAGTACGGAGACTTTTTCTTAAAGCTAGAAGTAGCAGAGAAGTTCGGCGTATACAATGTCCTACCATATACAGTATATAATGTCTCTAGACACGAAGGGCATGACCAAGAAAACCCTAACAAAGTAGAATTTATTATTGACCCTGATGGATTAGCTTCTCATCAAGATCCTAATAGAATTAATGGTAGAAAAGAACAAAACGTTATTACATTAGATAATTACGAAGTAGCCCATTTTAGATTAATATCTGATACTCATTACCTACCCTACGGACGCTCTTATTTAGAACCAGCCAGAAAAGTTTATAAGCAATTGAACTTAATGGAAGATGCGATGTTAATTCACCGTATAATGAGAGCTCCTGAAAAGAGAATGTTCTATGTAAATGTTGGTAGTATACCTCCTAATGAGGTAGAGCAATTCATGCAGAAGACTATCAATACAATGAAGAAAACTCCTTATGTTGACGAACAAACAGGTCAATATAACTTGAAGTTTAACATGCAGAATATGATGGAGGATTTCTACCTACCAGTAAGAGGAGGAGATGCTACGACAAGAATAGAAACTACTAAAGGATTAGAGTATGACGGCACTAATGATATTAACTACTTAAGAGATAAGTTATTTGCTGCTCTCAAGATACCAAAAGCTTACTTCGGATATGAAGGAGATCTTTCAGGTAAAGCTACTTTAGCAGCAGAAGATATTAGATTTGCACGTACAGTTGAAAGAATACAAAAGATACTAGAATCAGAACTTACTAAGATAGCCTTAGTTCATTTATATACTCAAGGATTCGAAGGAGAATCTTTAACTAACTTTGAAGTCAAACTTACTACTCCTTCTGTAATATATGAACAAGAAAAAGTAGCACTACTTAAGGAGAAGATAGATCTTGCAGCTCAAATGAAAGACACTAAAATGTTCTCTACAGACTATATCTACGAACAAATATTTAGCCTATCAGAAGATCAATATAATGATGAGAGAGAGCTAGTAAGAGAAGATGCAAAAAGAGCATTTAGAATAGCTCAAGTAGAAGCAGAAGGAAACGATCCTGCAAAATCAGGAAGATCTTACGGAACACCTCATGACTTAGCGTCTATGTACGGTAGAAGAGCAACTGCTACTGAAAAGTCTAATAATAATGTACCTAAAGGATACGGAGAACCTGGACCTGATGGAGGAAGACCTAAAGAAAAAGCTTCTGTCTACGGAACCAACGATGCACTAGGAGGTAGAGACCCATTAGGGGTAGATGGAATGCACGGAGGATTCCCCTCTGACAATGAAACTGTAAACGAATCACTACTTACCCAGTCAGTTTACCATAAAAACAAAGAATCTTTGAAACAAATAGTATTCAGTGAAGATAAGAAAGACACTACTGAACTACTTAATGAAGACAACATTAAAGATTTAGGTAATTAACCCATATTTATTATTAGTAATATATCTAAATGAAAATTAAACATTCAAAATATAGGAACACTGGGCTAATATACGAATTATTAGTCAAGCAGATCGCCTCAGATACTTTGTCTAGAGAGACATCTCCAGCTGTGAGCATACTTAAAAAATTCTTTTCCGGTAAAACTACCTTAGTGAAGGAATTTAAACTGTATGAGTACATATTAAAAAATAACAATATTAACCAAAGTAAAGCAGAACTCATTATTTCTACTATTACAGAAGTATCTAGAAAATTAGATAGAAAATTACTTAAGAAAGCTAAGTATGATCTAATTTCTGATATTCGAGAGAATTATGATATTAATGAATTTTTTGGAATTCAAGTTAGTAATTATAAAGCTATAGCATCCCTGTACTGTCTACTAGAAGCACAGAACAGTGATAGCTTAATAGACCCAGGGCACTTAGTTAATTTTAAATCTTCTATATTAGAACACTTAACTACTAATAAACAAGACCCTAACGAAGTTAAAGACACTCTAATAGAAGAGTATTCTAAATACGATAAGGATTTGAAGTTACTAACCTTTAAGTTTTTACTTGAGAAATTTAATAATAAATATAAAGATTTACTTCCTGAACAGAAGAACGTACTTAGACAATTTATTACATCAGTTAACTCTAGCCAAAAATTACGCTCTTTGGTAAACGAAGAATTAAGTAATATACAGAAGCTAGTTAAAAGCTTGACAGGTAAAGTAAAAGACGAAGTAGTTAAAATTAAACTATTAGAGGTTTCTAAGACTATAATACCTTTAACTAAAAAGGATAAAGTAGGAGATAACCACTTAGTGAACTTAATGATGTATTACGACTTAGTAAATGAATTAAAAAGTTTATAATGAAAAGGTCTACCCTTGTTTCTTTAGTAAGAGAAGTACTTAAGGAATTAGATGAGGCAAACGTTTCAGGTAATGTACAAGGATTCACCACTCCTTATGCTTTCGGTAAAGATAAAAAGGCTACCAAAGCATTAAAAAGACAAGGGTACAAACAAATAAAAAGGCCGAAAAGGCCTTCTAATACTAAATTAGTAGATTATTTACAGAATGAGAACAATAACAGTAACAGAAAAATATAGAGCCGTCCAAGAAGGATCGCTAGCGAAGTCTGAATTTGTTAGACAAATGAGACAATCCTACCCTATGTACGTTAGTCCCGTAAGTGACTATAACTCTACAGTACAGATTCTAAAAAATAGAAGTTTGCTGTTTGAGGCAAAAGAAGAGGTGGACGATTCATTTAAATACTCTGATGATTCTCTAAGAAGAGCAATAGACATTGAACTGGAAGCAGCAGGACTTATGTCTCACCAAAGCGTTTCTGGAGAGGATCAAGCAAAAGCTAAGAAAAAAGCTATTGAAAACCTTAAGAAAGATCCCTTGCATTATTATCATCTAATTGCAGGAGAATCTTCTAAAGTAGATAAACACGATAAAGAAGCAGAAACTAAAAGAGGAGCAGGAGATGTAGATACGTTTAATGGACTTAAAAAAGCAACATTAAAAGAAGGGCATCCTAAACATGCAGACGGTACTCCAAAGTCTAATGCTGAAATGACCGATGATGAAAGAGAAAACTTCTATAATGATCTAGATTCAGTAGATAAGGTAGATGAAAAGAATTATGCCAATTTTACTGCTAAAAAAATCAAAAGTGATTTCAAAAAAGCAACGGATAGTGATATAGGGGGAATAGATACTTCTTTAGACCCATACGAAGATAGAAAAGAAATTATCAGTCAAGTAGTACAATTGATAAAAAGCTCAATGCCAGCTGATAACGGGACTATAAAAGATTTTATCAGAACTCATTATGACGATATTATTAACCTTGGTGACGATGAAGCAATCTTAGACGAGTTTCAAGAATTCTTATCTAAAGGAACAGTATCATCTGAAAAGAAAGGCAACCTAAAAGTAGAAGAAGATTTTGCTCCTTCTCCTAACACTAACGTACCTGATGCTAATGCTGAAGAGTTTGATATTGCTACAGCATTTAAGAAAGCAGGAGTAGATATGAGTAAACCTGTTATGGTTCTACATGCATACGGTTCTGCTTCTTTTGGTGGAAGTGATGAAACTAAAATGAGTGCTGAAGCTGCAATCAAAAAATTAGAAGCTGAAAGACAGGAAAACCAAAAAAACTATACTGACGACGGTGAAGAAGTTCCTGAAGATATGCATTCATATGAATTTGATAATTATTCAGTATTAGAAGAAGAAATGCCTGAAGGACATGAATATAAATTATCATACGGTTTAAATGGAGATTATACATATTCTATAACACAACAAAAATAATAATAATAATAATAATAATAATAATAATAATAATAATAATAATAATAATAATAATAATAATAATAATAATAATAAAATGAAAAATAATTATGACCTTAAAAAATTCTTAATAGAGAATAAACTTACAGCTAACAGCCGACAGATAGTAAACGAAAATCAACTTCCAGATGCCACTAAAGATCTAAAAGCGTCAGCTGCATTCAGAGAAGTAGGTATCGATATGAGTAAACCTGTACTTGTACTTACTCAAGACGGAGGTCACGGAGAACAGGAAACTAGAGGAACAGTATCAGCTCAAGAAGCATTAAAAATGTTTCAACAATTAAGAGCAAATGGTATGGAAAATGATAAGCAAGATTACTATGAGTTTGAAAACGAGATAAACTTTTCTGCAGAAGGATATGAGTATAAGATTGCCTATTTTGAAGAAGAATCTACTACGACAGCTCTAATGCAAAAATCTGGAGTTGATGAATTAGCTGCTGGTGGTTTAGAAGAAAAAAGTGCTGGTAAAAAACTTTTTGTAGCATTTAAAAAAGAGGGTTTAAAACCTAACTATATAGCAGATGCAAGAAAATTATCTAAAGATGGAGAAGCTAAAGATATGGTACATATTGAGCCAGGAGAAGGATCAGTAGAAGTTTCAGCTTCAACAATGTATGCAAATAATAATGATAAAATTGCCCAAGCTATTAAATCCGCAGGGTTTAATATATCTAAAAAAGAAGATAACGTGGGTGACTACAAACTATCAGTATTTACTATAGACATTACTAGGTAATTAATAATAATAATAAAAAGATGAAAAATAATTTTGACCTTAAAAAATTCTTAGTAGAAAATAAACTTACAGCTAACAGCAAAATGTTAAGTGAAAATACCGATCTGCCAGAACTTAGAAAACAAGTAGAATCTAAACTATCCGGTAAACATGATGAACATTTAGTAGACAGTGTACTACACGACTGCTTTGAGAGTGCTGAAGTACTTATGGACGAACAACCAGGCACATCAGCAGCCGACGCTCTATTTAGTGTAGCTGAAAATTGGGAAGAGAACTACTACGATGAAGGTAAAAACGAAGAAGAAGCTATTGCTAAGGATATAGTTAGTGTAGTAGAGCCTTTATCATACCAGTTATCTGAAACAGATACAGTAACAGAGGACGACG